CAAGAAATGATCTGACGACTGCTGTGCGCTGGTATTTGTCGTCTTTCAGGAACATCTTGACTGCACCATCTGAAGTGTTCAGTGGTTTGGTCTCAAGACTTTCCTGAGCTTGAAGCATTAATGCCCTCTTCGTACCAGCACATCGGGAAATGATGTGCTCTTCACTGGTAGGAGGACAATATGCGATGAAGGGACGCAAAACCTTCTTCAGGTTTGCTTCAGATTTAAATCTATTCCCATCATCGACTTGGTGTCGTTGTTTGAGTGCAATCAATTCATTGCAAACACAGCTTTTATCTGTGTAAATGTAACCTTGATTAAGCTCCGGTAAGCTATACTCAAACAATTTGGTCGTTGCGCGTTTGCAAGCGCATTCGCACGCCCCGGCGTTAACCGAACTGCCCGGAAGAGTTGGGAATGATGATGTTTTCCCACCCTTACAGACAGCCGGGAGGCTGCGGAATCCCTAGGCAGATGGAAGCTTCTTAGCAGAGCTAAAGAAGCCAGCCTTCTTGACTGTGCCGGTCTTCGCAAAGTCGTCTTGCTTGGCGATAGACTCGATGATGTTGGCACGAGCAAAGGATTTCCGGAATGTTTGTTCAACATCGTCGGGTACTAAGGCGGCTGACACTGCATCGTGCATTATTCGATGCTGATCTCTCAAAGTGTAGCCAGTCATGTCAAACGTAGCGAGATATGCTTTCGCTTTGTTCAACATGGCCTTTAACGTCTTAATTCCACCCTCTCTCAGGGGGAATGCGATGCGAAGGTAGTAGGTCAGATCATCGTCCGCAACAAATGTACGTGCGGCGACAATTTTCCTCTCCTTGCGACCAAAGGGTTTGACACCCTGTCTAACCTCCTCAGCTGCATATATGGGCTTATCACTGAGCTTTGTGCTCTTAGTTGCCATTGTTGCCTTGAGGCTAGCCCCTGCTGACTTCGGTAAGTCACGCTTGGGGATTTGTTCCACTTCTGCTTTAGTGGAGTCAACCTTGCACTCTCCCTTTTCAGGTGCCCTGGGCGGTGGTGCATTCCTTCCTTTGGGAATGAAATCCCCAAAAGTCGGTGGTGGGGGTGGTCGACAATGCATCCTAACGTTAGGCCTTGGTGGCCCACGCTCGAACTTCCCACTTGGTGGTGGGGGTGGTTTGCACTGCATTCTAACCCTGGGTCTCGAACTGCTCACAGGAGTAGCAGTAGATGGCCCACGACCGAACTTTCCAGCCGGACTTGAGGGTTGTCTCCGTCTCAGTTCTGGAGATTTTTGCGGAGAGGCAGTGGGAGCAGAGGGTTTGCCCTTGCCAGTTGGCTGCGAGCCTACATTCTTTGTTGTAGGCTGAGATGACCTTGGCAGGCGGGTTGACTGTTGACAACCATGCACTGAACCAAGTGGGGCCCTTTGTTGTGGCCCTGTGGCAGCGGCGGACTTGGCGATTGAACTCTTGGAGCCAGTCCTTTTGACGACATTGATGCCGTAGGCTTTCAGAATCTCCTCCATCTCGCGTACCCTTTTCAGGAGTGAGATGTTCTCCTTGTTCAGGAGCGCGGATTCTTGGGCGGGTTTCCGGGGCTGATTCCCGTAATTCCCCTTCCCCCAACCTTTCCTTGAGTACACACGCGATTGTCTGTGTGGACCCCTGGAGTTTCCCAAATTGGAGGGGTTGGGAAGGTTCTCACCGAACGTAACGTTGCG